TGTTTTTATTTTTTATGCTTTTTCTAGGTGCTTTGCTAACCATGAATTAGCAACCTCATATAAATATTTGTCAGTAGTTTTATTCATTCGCTGTTGAGTAGTTATTAGGATTTTATAAAATGCCATTTTATTACTATAATGAATATCATCATCTGATAATATTTTTTCTTTATTATCTTCCAATTCTTCTAGTAAATCTTTCTCAATACTATACAACTCATAATTTTTATCTTCATAACTTTTACTATTCATAATTTGTTCCTTAATTAATTAATTTATATTCAAGTAATATTTTATCTAAACTTTCATCTTTTAATTTTTTATTACTCCATATCATAGCTAATTCTTTTTCTAATCTTTGACTTGCCTCTTGCATAGCAAAGGATAACAACTCGCTAGGATTGTCAAAATTATCTTTTCTCTGTCTTAGAAAATTTGCTAAAGTTCTATTATTAAACTTTTGTATTTCTAATTCTGCGTCTTTTAAATTTATACTTAACATCTTTTTACCTCACAATGTTTAATCCAATTATTGCAAACAATATCACTAAACTAAATTGGAATAGTTTAACTTTATAAAAATGATTATCATATACATAATCTAATTTGTCAAATAATTTTTTCATATTACTCCTTTTATTTCTTAGCCACTCTGCCATAGTTATTTGGCTCTAAACTATTAGCATAATTAAGAATTTCTATAACCTCAGAAACAGTATTATAGCTTTGATTATACCTAACTTCTCCATCTTTTTTGTATGGCTCTAGCCATTTTCCATTAGGTTTCATAACTAAAACTTCAGCAGTCGCAGAAGTTGTAAATCTTTCATCTTCAGCACTATCCTCTGTTCTTTTTAACACATACTCAAATGGCAATTCTTTTTGTGTATAAGCATAGTTAGAGCAATAATTACTCTTACCAAATTGAATAGAAACTTTATAACCATTTTCTAAATCAAACCAAATGCCCTTGCCATACATACCATAGTTTTTATGACTATCATCTAAGGGTGAACTACCATTTTGTCGTTCATGCACAATGGTAAAACCAGATTTAGTCGTATAGAAATCTTCATGTGTTTTTACATTTTTATTTCTACTGCCATCTTTATTAAATTTGTGAGGCACATCTCCCACATAAGTATTTAATAATTTGTTGCCCATTTTAATGGTATCGTTTAAGTCTTTTAAATTATTCTTATTCATTACACTCCTAAAAATTTGGGAAAGCTAGGAAATTTCTGCTTGGTATCTCTAGCATGAATTGTATATCTAGCATTTCTTGTTTTAATAACTTTGCCTTTACTGTTTATGGTATCGCCAAAATCATTATACCTTTTTATACTTTCCAATCTAACACAATTATTTGTAAAAGTCAATACTAAATTTTTAACATCAAACTTTTGTCTAACTTTTTCTGTTAAGACTGTACCACTACTTTTATGTTGTATAATATAAAAGCCATTATTTTTTACAACATTAAATTTTCTTTTATCGAATAGTAATTTATCTATCATAATAAAAACCCTCATTAAGTTTTAAAATTAGTATTTGTTAAGTAGTAAATTTAAACCCCACATTTAATAAAGATTTTACTAAACATAGGGTTTAAAAATTATAACCTACTTAAAAAATCTTTACATAAGTCATCAACAGTATAACCAAAGTTAATATTAAAATCGCCAAAACAATCTAAGAAAAAACTTGCATCTCTTTTGAGGGCTAAATAAATTTCATCTTGCGTTGGGTTAATAGTATCTTTAATTACTTTGTCATAATTCTCATGCTCAAAGTTAAAAAACAGGTCGGAAACATTTACATTTAACATATTTCAATCCTATTAATAAAATTAACAAACACATAATACCCTATAAATTTTATATTGTCAAGTAATATTTATAATTAATTATAATATTGTAAATATTATAATACTTATAAAAATTATTAATAATAATACTTATAAAGTATTGTAATAAAGACTAGCACAACTTTTGTTAAAATGCAAGAACTTTTTTAATTATTTTAGAATAAAAAATAATACATACTTTTTTTACTTTACCCCTTGACAAATTAAAATTGTTTCTCTCGTTGTCATATTTGAGTTTTAAGACCTGTTTATTAAATATGCATATCCTAGCACTAAAAACTTTTTCTAAACTGTTCTGTAAAAGTCAAGCATTTTATAATAAATGTCACATAATTGTCACAATCAAACTTATAACATAATATAAATATTGTTTATACATAACTAAAATTTATATTGTAATATAAATATTGTTTATATCTTACAACATAATTAAAATTAATAATTAAATATAAATATTATTTATACATAACTATAATTTATAACATACTATAAATAATATCTATACATAAGTATAAGTTATAGTATAATATAAATAAAAATTATGACACAAAAGACTTGACAAAAAAATATTTTTGTTGTAGTATTATATAATGGGGAGATATACGCAAATTTTTTGGACATTTAAAATAAAAAAAACCCCTAAATTAATAGGGGTTTCTTAGGGGATTATGAATTTTATTCGTAGCCTATATATTCTTTAAACCTTGTTTTATCAAATCTTTTATTTTCTTCTTTAGCAATAACGCAAAAATCATTAATTATTTTATTTAATGTGAAAAAATGCAATTCATTATTTTTTAAATCGTTATCGTAATTTAAAGATGAATTATCAAAAGTCTTTTTAAAAACTTTAGCAATTATTATATAATCTTTTTTAGTCATTTATATACTCCTTAAAAAGTTATTATCAAGTATGCATATTTTTAAGTGCTTGTCAATGTTTGAATAAAAAAACATGGGTTTATTTTACCCCTTACTCTACCCTTGCTCAATGTAAAAAAATGCGTTAGAACGCAAATGAGAGCTTTTAAAAGACAAAAAAAACCCCCATATTTCAGGGGGTTAATTTCAAGATATTATGTTAAAATCTGCCTTGTATTTCCTCGTCTGTTAATATTGTTCTTGATATAGTTTCATCGTTATCAAGGTTTGGAACTTCGCCAACATTTTTAGTATCTTGATTTAATAACTTATTCAAATACTTTTCAACTTCTTCATATTTGATAAATTCTTCATGCTCAATCTGTATCTCCTCGCCATTCTCTGTGATATACAAATAAACATCATAAGAATTATTATCATAGTCATGCTCAACTGAATACCTAGTTATTAGATATTCTTCGTTATTATCGTGTGTAAAATAAAACATAATTTTATAAAATAAAAAGGGGGTAAAAACCCCCCTATTATTCGCCCTCCTGTATCAGTTCTTTGATATTATTTAATTCCTCTAAGACCTTGACATTGTTTGTAGGTATGCCTTGTTCTCCAGCAAATAAATCATCAATAGCCTCATCAACTGTGACACTATGTGAACTATATTCTCCTCTAAAATCTGCACCATATTGGCACAGCACATCATTTAAAAATTCTTTTACTTTTGCGAATTTTTCATTATTAATTCTACTCATTTTCTGTACCTCCTTGAAATGTGTAGTTAAATTAATCATGTATCTATAGTGGCATATTCTTAAATGGTGTCAATAGTTATGTGAAAAAAACCCCCTTTTTTTGAAAGTCCTTTGAAAGTCTTTATATAAAAGGGTTTCAAGAGATTGTTAAACTTATGCAACCTTTGTAAAATCTTGTTAAATGGTTATTTATCTTAATTTTACAAGCTCATTAAATTTTATAAGGGCTTGTTTACTAGATTTTAAACATTTGTAAAATTTATAAAGTGATATAACTTTTGTTTATATTTTACAATTTTGCAAAATCTTTTAAAAACCCTTGCATAATTTTGTAAAATGTGGTAAGGGCTAGGTACTGTATAAATAAACAGTATTGACAAACTTTGTAAAATATGTTATAGGGGTAGGCAGGGTGACAGGGGGGGTACCCCTATATATATATAATAGACATACATTTCACAAAGATTTATAGTGTTAACCAGATGTTAAATCGCCCTAGTTTTGATGTAGTTTTTTACCAGATTTTGCAAGGGGATATATAAGACTTGTTTGACTCGGTTGTATATTAGGTGTATATGCAACCCTGCCAAACTTACAGTTTTATTATACAGTTTTATTTGTTATTTGTCAAGGGGTTTGGCAAACTTTATACAATTTGCTAAATACTATTGACAAACTGGTAAATAAAATGTATAATATGTTTATGAGTTATTTAGAACCTCGTAAGAAAACTCTTACTGAGAAACAACAAAAGTTCTTAGATTGTCTTGTGGAAACACAGGGCGACCCTAAACTAGCAGCCGAATTAGCAGGTTACTCAGGCAATCATCAACAAGTATTAAAAAGTCTTAAAGATGAAGTGATAGATTTAGCCTCGGAGGTACTTGCAAGGTCTGCACCTAGGGCAGCTTTTAAGTTGATTGAAGTTATGGAATCGAATAGACCGGTGCCACAAGCTAATAATAAACTACAAGCAGCTCAGAATATATTAGATAGAGTCGGTGTTACTAAAACAGAACGACTTAATGTTAATCATACTTCGTCAGGTGGTATTTTTATTTTGCCTGAAAAACAAGAAGTAGTAGAAGTTAACTATGAGGATTTAAATAATGAGGATATTCCTGACTGAAATAACAGACCCACTAGACAATAAAAAGTTTATTGGTCCATATATAAGAGCAGAATCGTTAGCAGAAGCTGAAAAGATTGCTTATGAGTATGAATTAATTTTGGTTGGTGAATTACACGAATTACGAACAGAGGAAGAGGAACCTAAAAAAGTTATACACTAATGCCACATGCCGATAGAAAAGCAGCAATGCTAAAAAAATATGGATTAAAAGGAGTTAATAAAGCTAAACGAACTCCTAAACATCCTACTAAGTCGCACATGGTATTAGCTCAAGAAGGTCATAAGATAAAACTTATCAGATTTGGACAACAAGGTAAAAAGGTTGGTACTCTAAAAGGCACAGCTGGTAAGCCTAAAGCAGGTGAGTCAGCTCGTATGAAAGCGAAAAGAAAATCTTTCAAAGCTCGACATGCTAAAAATATTGCTAAAGGCAAGATGTCAGCAGCATGGTGGGCAGATAAAGTTAAATGGTAAATACTATGTTAGATAAAATATTACAATGGTTGGGTTTTATCTGGGTTAGAAATAGAGACTCAAAAGGTCGCTATGTTCCAGATAAAAAGAAAACTAAGTTTAGAAATGAGGCTTGGACACTAAAAAGAAAATAATGCCTCAAATAAATAGCGAAGAACAACCAATAAAATTTAAAACAGGTACAATAGCCGGTAAAGGTTCTAAAGCCAGACCCGGAGTTTATACTAAAGAGTATAGAGATAATTTTGATAGGATATTTGGAAATGCCAAGAAAAGCGAAAACAAAAACAAAACGAAAGAGTAAGTCTCGAGTCAACGAAGCTGGTAATTACACCAAGCCGAGTATGCGTAAGAGGCTATTCGAGAGGATTAAAGCCGGTTCTAAAGGTGGTAAACCCGGTCAGTGGTCAGCTCGAAAAGCCCAGCTTTTAGCAAAAGAATACAAAGCTAAAGGTGGAGGTTATAAGTAATGTCTCGTAGTGCAGCTCAAAGAGCAGCTATTGCGATAGCGAAAAAGAAATCAGGAAAGTATAACAAAAAAGGAAAAAGGACAGCACCTTATGCCAGACCCAAAAAAAGGAACAGGAAAAAAACCAAAAGGTAGTGGTCGTAGATTATATACTGACGAAAATCCTAAAGATACAGTTAGTATAAAGTTTGCTACCCCAGCAGATGCTAGAGCAACTGTTGCTAAAGTTAAAAGAATAAAAAAACCTTATGCTCGTAAAATACAAATACTTACTGTTTTAGAACAAAGAGCCAAGGTTGCAGGTAAAAACGAACAAGCAAGAATAGCTAAAAAAGGCAAAGAAGCTATTAGAAAAAAACATAAAAAAACAAAGTGAAGTATGAACAACAACTTGAATTACACTTACAAGTTACAAGAGATGCAACTCCTGAAGAGTGTCAAGAGTGGTTTGAACAAGAGCTTAAACCTCAAGCAGATATACAGTTTAAGGTAATTTTGTTAGCAACTATTATGCAAGTTGTATCATGGTTGTTTGTAATGTCTTCATTTTTTTGGAAAATTTAATATGGCAAGAAAAACTAGAAATTTAAAAAAGTCTCAAAAGAGTTTAGTAGAATGGGGTAATCAAAAATGGCGAACTAAGTCAGGTAAACCCTCTGCTAAAACTGGAGAAAGATATTTACCAGAAAAAGCTATTAAATCTTTAACAGCAGCTGAGTATGCAGCTACTACTAGAAAGAAAAGAAAAGATACTAAAAAAGGTAAACAGTTTTCTAAACAACCTAAAAAAATAGCTAAAAAAGTAAGAAAGTATCGTAGAACAAAATAATGTTATTGCCTGATGGTTACATAAGAAGAACCTCATCAACTATACCTTTTGGTTATGAGGAGTCAACTGTAGTTGGACATTTAAAACCTGTACCAGAACAACTAGAAGCATTAGAAGTTGTTGAAGACATGTTAAATAAACAAGAGATAAGTTTACAAACAGCATCAGATTGGCTAGACTACAAAGTAGGTCGAACATTATCAAAAGCCGGACTAAAAAAACACATGGATAAAAAATATGGCAAAGAGAGGCAGACCAACACTAGATGAAGTTCTTAGTGATGTAAAAAAAGCAAAAGCTCAAAAAACTAAAGTTAAACGAACTTTAAAAACCAAAGAAGCTCAAATTAAAAAGTTGGAAACAACTTTAAACAACAAAAAAAATTCCTTAAAAAAATCTAAAGAAGTTTTGTCTAAACTTGACAATACTTCAGACAATCAAGTTATATCAGAAGATAAATTAAAAGATTTGCCACAATCAGTAGCTGATGCCATAAGTTCAGATACAGTATTGTTTCAACCCAACGAAGGACCACAAACTGATTTTTTAGCTGCAGATGAAAAAGATGTTTTGTATGGTGGTGCTGCTGGTGGTGGTAAATCCTATGCTATGTTAGTAGACCCTCTAAGATACTGCCATAAGAAAGCACATAGAGCTTTAATTCTTAGAAGGTCTATGCCTGAACTTAGAGAACTTATTGATAAGTCTAGAGAATTATATCCACAAGCATTTCCCGGTGCTAAATTTAGAGAAGTTGAGAAAGTTTGG